TTGAGCAAAAAATGGCTGTGCAGCTTTTGCTGTTTCTGAATTTGTGCCGAACAACTGTTCTACATCACGTTGATTTTCGACATAAACATAACGCGTAGTCGCATCAGCAAATGCTTGTCCTGCCTCTGGCGTGAACAATGCCACGATACCGAATGATTTACGCGCTGCAGATTTGGGCACAGTATTTAACTGCACATTGACAATCTGCGAGATAGATAATGCCATAAGGCTATCCTCCTATTTGTTGAATTAAATGGTTTGTGCGTTGTTCAACACTTTCTATCGGTTCTAGAGGTATATCAACAATGTGATGATGGCTAAATACAACATCAAACTGCCCTCGTTCTTCATAATCCGCCCCGACGGTAGCCGTTAAATTGCGGACATCTGAAAAACGAATAACACCCCAGTGATTTGATTTGAGAAAGGAAAGAAACGCTGAACTTTGGAAAATGGCTTTTAGCTTGTAACACTGCACAAGGGAATTTCGACCGAAACAAGAGACGCTCACGGTGCTTTGCATTGTCTGGGTGATACGCTCACGCTTGCCGTCAAATTCTCTCGTAGCCTGCCCGATTTCATTACTTATCATCAAATCCACGGTAATAAAAGCAGGAAAAGGATTTTCAGGGAGCCAGCCGCCAATAACGGCACCATTAGGTAACTGTAAAGCCTGTTGAATCCACTTTCGCAGTTTGGCTGTGTCTAACGCCGATATTGTTGTGGTATCCATATTTTCCCCAATTTGCTACGGTTTTTATTTTGTAGGTTTCCCCTTCATAAATAACCAAATCACCTATTTTTAACGGCTTAATGGTGTAGATTTTTATTGAGGGGATAAAACGTTCACCTTCTGGCAATAACAACACATCATTAGGAGAGATCGGCATAACAATGGCTGTAATAGTTTCGTCGGTATAACTCGCCCCAAACCCATCAGATGAATGCTCCCCTTGCAGGTGTTTCACGGTGACAACTTGGCTGAATTTACTATTCAGAAAGCGGGGATATTGGTTGATTAAACTCATTTAACGATACCTTTTACTGATTGCCGCATTTTGCCTGTATCAATCAATGGCTTGCTAGAGCCTTTTTGTTTGATTGTACTTTTGGCGTTGGGAGCCCAGTTACCACGAGCGATATTTAACTGGACATCACCTTGTGCGACTAGTGCTAGTTGCTCGTAAATCCTCTCAATCTGCAAGCCTTGCTTAAATAATTGCGTGAAAAGTGCGGCGTATTTCTCTTGGTTTTCTGATAGCGTTTGGCGCAAGAAAGGACGCGATGGAATATGCTCATTGCCAAACTCCAGTACGACAGCCAAAGACGCAAGATTAAAATTCCCTGCTCCCTCTACCGGTTCATCAAACTCAGCAGGGAATCCAACATAAACCGCCTTTTCTTTGTCAGCTCTTAATCGCTCAATTAATGCTTTTGCTTGCGCTAAATTCCCCGAAATTTGCACCGCCACTTACGCCACCATTACACCAATGCCAACCAATTTACGTAATCGCAAATACTCTTGCCCATACGCTGTTAATTGATAATCCGCATCGGTGCCTGTCAGTGTTGGCACGGCATAGCTAACCGATAACTCGCCAGCACTTTCACTGGCGAGATTCCGATTTGCTCCACCGCCACCTTCAGTCGTCCAAAGCGACAAACGCAATAGATGAGCAGTCAATGCCAACACGCCACGTTGGTAGAGTTTTCCCCAACGAGATTGACTTACTTCCATTTCCGCATCCGATAAAAAAAGGTCGATTTTTGTATAATCGACCTCATTAAATTCAGGATAGCGCTCAAGGAATACATCCGTATCAAATGTTGGCATAATGACTCCCTAGTAATCTACGTAAAGTGCGGAATTTGGCTCCATAAAGGTTACGCCACCAAATGCCATGCGTAAGCCAGACTCATAAGCTAATAAGCCTTTTTGTTGTGCAGCTAACACAGTTGGCGACATTGGGACATCAAAGATAACGTGCTCTTTGCTGTTCACATAAACCATTGCACGAGTTTTGCCGTTTGTGACACGTGTGCCAAAGTTTGATGGCAAGGCTTTAATTGCCACTTCACGACCTGCAGCCGCAGACAAGCTCTTAGTTAAGAACTCTAATGCAGTTGTGTCAGTATTATTGCGTTGCGTTAACGCTAAGTGCGCTAAATCAAGCGAATCAATCGCAAAGGTATTTGGCGCTTCAATGCGTTTGGTTTTTTCCATACCTTGTAGGAAAATTTCCTTAAAGAACGCTACCGCTTTATCAAAGTCCATCGCCTGAACTTTCGTATTTGCTGCCGTGCCTTTGATGTTGTACACCTCAACAGATTTGTTGTTTAACAAACCAGTTAAACGAGTATCTTTTGCATGGCCCAAGAACGCCACTTTTTGTAAGGTTTGTTGTGCATTTTTGTTTAACGCCATAATTTTGGCGGTATCTAATGCTAACCCTAATAATTTACCTTGCTCAAGTTCTGGTGTTGTCCAAGTTACGGATTTAGCCCATGGCACAATGTAAGAGCGAGTAGGTGTAAAGCCGACTTCCACTTGGTCTAATGTACTTGTGCCAGTGGTGATTAAACCATCATCAAGCGAGCCATGCTCATCTGCACCATAGTGTAGCTTTTCTGTAACGCCTACCGCCGCCTGTTGGTCGACATAGACAAATTGAGGGAACACAATTTCAGGATATTTAGTTTCTGAAATTTCTTTGCTGACAGCCGTTAAGCCGTTTTGTACATAAGTTAATAATGACATTCATCACCCCTTATAATTTTGTAATCATCGCTAATTGACCTTTAACGTCAATCACGGTGTAGCCTGTTTCAATCGCATTTGCATCAGTTTCGCCTTGGATTGCGCCAGTTTTACCATCGCCACCTGTCGTTAATACAAACACTTTACTGCCACGAGATACGGTTTTCTCTGGTGCAATATTGACCCAAATCGCATCGCCTGTACCAATGTGCATCACATCGGCTAATTCGCCATCAGGCCATTCATCTCGAATGCGACTTGCTAATACCACGCCAGCCAATACATCTGTCTTAGCGGATAAGGCTTTCACACCCCCTGTAGGATTTAATGCCACAAATTCACCAGCTTTTACTTTACCTGTGACTTTTTCTGCTGTGGTTTTTGCATTTGCAAGATTGCCCTTGCCTAATTCACCTGCACGAGCAGGCGCTTGTTCGTAAGCGTAACTCATCTAATTACTCCTAACTGTTGTAAGTTTTGTTAAAATCTAATTTTGGTGCGGCTTTAGGTTCTGCATCGCCTAGCAAAATACTGCCAAGTGATTTGCGTTCATCGGCTAATTTAGCCACAACCGCTTTTGCCGTTTGATATGCCCCCGAAATTTCCTCATCGGATAACTTGGCTGCTTCGTCTTTTGTAAAAATCCCCTGCGCCACGACCGCACTTTCTTGGATTTCACGCACAGTAGCGTTATCCGCAAAATTGACTTCTTTAAATGCGGTTTTAGCATCAGCCAATACAGCAGCTTGTTTTGCTTCTGCATCACGTTTTGCTTGTGCATCTTTTAGCTGCTGAATTTCTTCATCTTTAGCTTTAAGGCGTTTTTCTAACTCTTCTTTTCCCACATCATCTTCCTTTTTGTTTTCAGGTTCAGATTGTTTTTCCTTTGGTTCGGTTGGTTGTTCGCCTTTTGGCTCTTTACCTTCTTCACCACCAGACTTTTCTTCTTCCTCAATTTGTTTTTTCTGTTCATCCGACAACTTGATGCCGAACGCACCTAAAAACGCATCGAGAATTTTTGCGGTTTTCCCCATAATGGTTTTATCCTCATCGGCAAGTTTTACACTTCCACCGCAGCGACCCTTTGCCACAATCGCTACGTGGTTGCCGATCATCGGCGACATCTCAAAATCTGCATCTTGTACCGTGGATGGCTTAATATCGCAGTCATAGCCGCAAGATAATTGCTCAACACCATTCTCCTGCACGGTCTTAATAGCAGACTCATCATAAATCCAAGCCTCTGCCGTGAGTTCATCACCTACTCGCTTAACATTGCGCACAACACCGACAGAGAGTTGTTTCCAGTTCTTTGCATTCACCCCATCTTTAGGGTGCCCAACGGTTAGTGTGGCATTTTCGAAACTCTTAATCGTTTCATCGCTAAACAACGATTTCTCAGTGCGAGCGACTTTTTTAATGCCCTCTTCTTTTAAACCTAGTTCTATGGCGAGGTAATCAAATACCCCAACTTTCGAAATGGTTGCAGGCACAACTAAAAAACCATCCTTGGTGATGGTTCTTTGTGTGGTTGCTTGAGTGGTTTTGTCTGTAAATTTCATTTATTTACCCCAATAAAAAACCCTGAAAGCGTTAACTTTCAGGGTTTGGTTCTAGAATGAGTTGTTATCTTGCTACGCGTTCTAAATGTGCGATTTGTTCTTCAACAGTCAAATCATAATTATCCGTCATACGTCTATAAAACTCGATAGCATAAGGGTTAGTTCGCAAATCGTGAATCATTCGAGCAGCCTCTTCTTTTGATAGAGCTGAATTTTCTAATTTATCAGCAGCTGTTCTTGTTTCTTCCAATGATTTACTAATCTCTTTTTGCCATAACGAAAAATCGGCATACCCACATTGCTTAGCAAGTTCTTTTTGTTTCTCAATAGGTAAATCTAAAACAGTTGCCATCTTATTAAATCTCTTGTAATTCAATGGTTATAATCTTTCTCCAGAGTAAACCTTTTTCGGTTACGCTAGTAACAATAAAACGACTTTTCGATTTAAATAATACTTCTTTCTCGTGAGGATATAAAGATAAATCAGCTATTTTTCGACCATTTTTCCCATTTATTATAAACTGCACTTTACCGCTAAATCCATCTACTTTTTCAAGCTCACTCGAACTTACAAAAAATGATTCGGTTACAATCGCCCCCACCAAATATCTAGATAAATCTTTTTTAGATAATTTATCAATTGTGCGATAAGTTACACCTTTAAAAGGTGGCATTTTGTTGAGCGCAGAGTTTAATAATGTTTCATAACGAGATACTTTTGGTGTCACATCACCATTTCTCAATGCTTTGTTTAATTGCTTATAGAAGCTTCCTGTATAACCAATGATTGCGAGAGATTCTTTTTTGCTTAATTTGTATTGCTCAACCTGGGCGGCTGATCTAACCAATTTATCATTAGCTAAATTGAAATCAGTTTTCCCAATAAGCTCCTCAATTATTTGAACATCGTCATCGTTTCGAGCCACCTCCTCTCTCAATCCATGACTAACAACGTCATCAAGCACTGGAATCGCCACACACCGACAATTAAAATCATGCCCGGGGTGCCCTGTATCCGCAGGAGGATTGACATATTCAAAAACCAGCCCCTCTTTATCAGCATGAGAATCACGCACACGTTCATCAAGCGATGTTGACCACATGTATTTTTTTATACCTACGTCTTCATGTCTCGCTTGCGTTAATGCGGCATTTAATTTTGAGGACTGGTCTCTGGCAATAAACATTGCTCGTTTTTCAGTTGTTTTGCCCAAGTCTTTAATTTGCGCAGCTAGGTCTTTATTTAATGTGCCTTTAACCATCGCTTGCATGACAGCATTTTGCACCTTATCAAGATATTGCGAGCGAATAGACTTGATTAACTGGACGTTACCCGCAGTCAATGTATTCACTCTCTCGGCAATATTCGGACTATTGCGTAAATAGGCGGATAAATCGATGCCAGTTTGATTTTTTAGGTTGGTTGATACTTCGGCATGGTTTTGCGCATCACCACGGCTAACAAAGCCATTGGCGATATTCTCAGCTTGTGAAGTGCGGTCAGATTTTTCGTACTTTTCTAATGCTTTCATCAGCGCTTTTGCACTAATCGCCTGAAATCCTTTTGCATCATCCATAAAAAAAGAGCCTTGCGGTTGTTGCATGGCTCTTTCTATATCATCGGTCATCGTTTTGACGAACTGCTTAAGCTGTTGTCTATACCAAAGCTCCGTTCTCTTGCTCATTTTCACTGGCCTGAACTTGCGTGTTTTCGCCTTCTGGTTCTTCAAAATTTCTGGCAAGTTCATCAGCATTTTTCATTTCCTCAATGTCATCAGCAGAGATATTGGCAAATAACCCGCTTTCTCGGAGTTCGTTTGCTACTTGATATTCATTTAGTACGCCATTTTGAATTAACGTATTTGTCGCTGTAGCAAAGGTGTTAAGCATATTGACTTGTTGTTCTTGTTTAACCACGGTCAATGGTAAAAATTCAAACCACCAGTCATCAGGTTGCCCGCCAAACAATTCGTTGCATAGTAATGTATCAAGCACTTCAAGCACAGGTCTCAATCTTGTTTCTTGTAATCGATGGATGGTTTCGTGGTAGTTTTGAATATCCTCATCACCACTTGCCAATCCTGAAACAGATTGCCCAAACAAAATGGTGACTGGCATATCTGCAGCACCTGCCACCGCATTGCGAAACTCTGTTAGTAAATCTTTTAATCCACCAAAAGATAATTCTTTTCGGTCGTACTCATTTTCTGCATCAAGTAAGAGGCTGTTAGTCGCCGATTTAATCGACTGCACCGCTGAAATAACGTTAGCGACATCATTTTCTAACCCAGCTGAAATCTTGTCAGATAACCCTGCGATTTTGAAAATATCGATTTTACTTTCAAAAATAAGGTCGCCCACATTCGCAGAGGCGCTATCAAAGCGTTTAAGCACATCAATAATTTTTTCAAGGTCTGATACGCCCCAAATATCATTGTCAGATAAGGGCGCATCATTGGCATTGATAATTAATAAGCGAGAATGATGCACTGAAACAGTTTGCGTACCACCAGCAATGGTATATTCACTATATCGACCAAAGTTTGGTGAAAGCACATCATCATCTCGTTGCCCTGTAGGTGAAATTTTCCATTTGGGTAAGACAATCAATCGTTTTAAGCGCTCTGTAGGCTGTAACGGCGAGGTGATATTAATAGTATCGGTTACAACCAATAAGCCCACTGAGCCATACAGACTAGACCACTGCAATGCTTTAGTTAACGTTTCACGCAGTTTTAATCTGCGCTCAAGTTTAGTGAATTCGTCTAGCTGTTCAGATTTTAAATCATTCGAGAAAATATCGCGCCAATTACGCACCATATCTTCTGAACGTTTAATACATACCTTATTTGCAATCCAGTTATCACGCCATAACGCTTCTATTTGCGTTAAGTCATCTGTTAAACTCAGGCCACGGGCATAATACGTTTGCTCTTGTTTGCTGCCTAACTTCAGTGCTAGTGATTTGATACCGTCTAAAAAATTCATCTTATAAATCCAGTAGTGATTTAGGTTTCCCTAAAATATCCGTTATTGCCATTACCAATGCATCGACTTGGTCATCGTGTGCGTGACTATCTGTTGCGGTAAATGCCTCACACTCACTAATAAAATCTGCTACCCAAGGTGCATTTTCAGGTATCATTACATAACCGCTCTCAATATATCCTTGAATGCCTAAAACACGCGTGTACTTATCTGCATCAACTTGAATTGGTGAGATTGGAATTTGATTATTTCTGCGTATAGCTTGAATTAATCCTGTGCCACTGGCCTTATCTTCCACATTTGCTCGAGTTAATATTCCAGTGTCTTTTCTTGCCTTGTGTTTAGCCCAAACATCTTTTAATGTCTGCTCAAGTTCTGGTGCTTCCCATTTCCCTCTAACAAGATCGAGAATGTAAACTTTTCCATCACTCCCTCTGCCAGCGACAATAAAGACTGAATAGTCATTGTGCTGTTTAATTTTTTGCGCCGTATCAGCGTAGATTGCTTTGACTTTAATCAGTGGAGGGATTTTGTATCGACCAAACCAAGAACCTTTAATAATGCCACCACCCTTATTAGATGGCCTTTGTTGATATAAAGCATTCCACGCTTGAGAGCCAACAGCCTTTCTAATTTTGCTCAATCGCTCTAAATCAAAACGCTCGGGGTGCAATGGCTCGCCCTCTTTGCGGAACTCCTCATCCTCTTCAGCAATCGCAGGAAATTTCACTATGCGCCATTGGTCGCCACCGTTCTTCATCTCTTCGATTAATCGACCAGCTAAATCATCCTCGTGCCATCTTGTCATGCCTAATAGCACGCCAGATTTTGGTGATAAACGCGTATAAAGCGTGGTTGTGTACCAATCCCAAACGCCATCTCTAACTGTTTGAGAATTAGCTTCTTTAGCATCTTTTACAGGGTCGTCAATAATGGCTATATCCGCCCCCATCCCTGTAATACCGCCACCAACACCAGCGGAGCGATAAGCGCCTTTGTGACCCGCAATTTCAAAAATCTCACTATTGCGCAAGGGCTGACCCGATACCGTTGCAATACGCTTATCATTTAAGGATGATTCGGGGAATATATCGTGGTAACTATCGTCATCCATTATTCGCTGAACGTCTCTATTCATTCGGCTAGCTAAATCAGCAGAATAAGAACAGGCAATCATCTGCAAATCTGGATTTTTACCAAAAGCCCAAGCAGGAAAACGACGACTAAATAATTCACTTTTACCACTACGAGGTGGAGCAAATATCATTAATCTAGGTTGCTTGCCATCTATTACATCTTGGTAGAACTGCTGCAGCTCTTTTGCAATGAGAATATTGAACCATCCTGTTACAAAGTCAGGTTTGGTTTGCGTGGTGAAGTGCATTAGCGACTTCTTGGCTTTCTCAATCCGAATCTTGCTCAGGATTTCCTTTGGCGAGTAATTTTTCAAGCTGTTCAAGTTCATCAATGCTTAATCCTGATAAATTTAACTCCGCGCGCTGCTCAATATGCAAGTCACCAGATAACTCCATTTTCTGTGCAAACATCCCTAAATGCTTTCCAAGCAATTCAAGGGCTTTGTTTGCACTAGTTGGCTCAAAAACAAACACTGGGCTATCTACCGCATTCACTGAGCCCTCCTGAACATTTTTAACAACATCAGTAAGCACGACAGATTTACGCCCCATACAAATATCACGTACCTCTTGCAAGTCGGCAATGATGTTATCAACGGTAAGATTATGGCGTTGTCGGTGTGCTTGTTGCAGTTCTTCAATACGGACCGTGATCGGACCGTTCTTTAATAATTCTTTTGCTTTTGTATTGATTGTGCTCGTTTGCATTTTTGAGCAATCATAACTCTGCCGATATGCTTCGCTAGCATTACCAAGCTCAATATAAAGCTGACAAAACTT